GCCCGACGAGGCCGGAGCAGGCGAAGACCAATCTCTTTCCCAAGGCTTAGGCATTATCGGGCCCCATTCTTTCCATAATACGGCACTCTGCCATAACCGCGCTGGGCCACATGGACGTGATCACCTTCGTTCAGGATTTCGGTTGCATGCGGGAAGAACCGGCGCGCCTGTGTGTATAGTTCGGCCATGGTCTGGCCTTTCGCCGGCACAAAATCAGCTGCATCGCCCCGAAGGTGGTAAGAGTTTTTGGCGCCACCAACCTGTGCATTGCCTCGCGCGGTTCTTCGGCCACTTGTGAGCTTACCCACCGAGAATGCGCCGGGGTCACGGAAAGGTGCCGGTAGCGTTGCCACTACCAGCCTCCTCCCAAGCAGACGGGTCATTCAGACTCCCGCCCTTAAAACGATAGCCGTCTACCACGTCGCCAGGCTTAGGACCTGCCGCTGGCTGCGTCACCGCACCCCGCGTGTTCACGTCATAGATGGTGCCGCCAAGAGGAACTACCCGAAGGTCCGGCTTGTTCTTCGTCACCACCTGAGCAAGCGTCTGGCCTTGCTTGTAGTAAGCGTCGAGGCCTTGATCGCTCAAGTCGGCCTGGGACAGCATGTCAGCTGTGTAGCCTCGTCCTGCGAGGAAGGGTGCCCAGCGGCTTTGGAACTGCGCTTGACGTTCTCCTTGAGGAACGGCTTTAAGGGCATCCGCAGCCACAGCCATCGCTTCACCACGTGCAGTTGCCTGTTCAAGTTGCTGCTTGTCGCTATCGTAAATAGTCTTCTGTATCAGCATCGCCTGCTGCGGATCGATCGCGTACAATTCGCGCAGAGCGTCCATGTTGATGCTAAGGCCATCCGTGCGGGCAGGTAGCGGATCGCCGGGAGCGTGATTGTCGAGCGGGTGCGGCGCGAGCTGGGAGGTATCCGCTACCGGCGGAAGCTCGACATTCGAAGCTGGAGGCTGCGCAGGAGCGGCGCTTACAGGAGTTTGTGTGGCCGCTCCCGGCGCACCAGATACTTGACCACCTCCTTTCGTGAATATGCGGGCAAGCGTCTGGTCCTTACGATCCTCGCGCTCCTGCTGCTTGACCTTCAACTCGTACTCGCGCGCCTGCATCAGATCCGCGATGCGCTGGCGCTTCATGCCTTGATGCATGTTCAACAGGCTTGGAATATCCACCTGCTCGATGCCGTACGGGTTAGCCATTAGATCTTACCCCCACCGGGAATCGCGGGTGCACCGAACCCGCCGCCTTGGTTGTAAAGGTACAGGCTGGCCAGATTGGTCGCCGTGCCGTTCACTGCATTGCCAAGACTGGCATAGGATGAGGCGGTCGCGTTGCCCGCCGCCGTTGCGGCATTGGCTTGGTTCGCGCTGTTCGTGCCATAGGCGCCGGTAATCTGGTTGGATGCACTCTGCCCTGCGGCTGCGGTGGCACCCGTTGCCGACTGGCCCACACCGGCAAGAGCGGCAATGCGGTTGGCGTAGCTGTCGTAGTTCGATGCCGCCAAGCCAGAGGCATATCGGATGCGCGCCTTGTCAGCACCACCGCTATTGAGCGCGCCACGTGCCGCATTGGATCGGTCGATCGCTGACAAACCCTGATCGCGCTGGAACTGATAGCCTGGCGTCGCCTCAAGCGCAGCCGTGGGATCGATCTTGTTGGGGCCAACACCGTAGAGGCCCGCGAGTGTATCGAGCGCCTTGTAACCGGTTTCACGGTAAGGGGCATAGTCGGAGCGCGTTTGATCGTACTGGCGGCGCGCCTCATCAATCTGCAGTTGTGTGGCCTGCTGAGAGGCATCCGCCGCCGTCTGCGCAGCCTTCTTCTGGGCCTTTGCGGCCTTAGAACCAGCGATGGCGCTGGTTGCGCCGCCGACCACTGCGGCGCCAGCAATAGCTACTGCGGGAGGCACGAGCCATCCTTTCTGATTTCAAAGAGTTCCACCAGATCTCCCGTACCCGAGTGGTTCCGAAAGCCTTCCGACCGGAAACCAATCATGCGCGTAAACACCCGCGCCGCACGGTCTGATGCAGGGATGCGTCCGAAAACCACAGCTGCGTTCAGCACGTCGAAACAGTAACGCAAACCCTGCCGAGCGCTATGCAGCGCCTCTTTCCCGCGCCCCGCTTTCCTAAAGAACATATGCGCTTCAAGAACGCTGGGCGTGATAGGCTCCAAAAAGAAGCCGCCGTTGGGGGAGAGCAGGGTTATGACACGACGCATCACCTCACTTGCATCCTCGCCAAGAATTTCGCTGACAAACGAAACGTCCGCAGGCGTCGCAAGCCTTATGCTAGGTTCTGTGATAGATACGAGATCAGGCATGAAGTGTCAGACAACCCGGTTTAACCGATGATCGTTGTCTGAGTGGGCAGCGGCCCGATCATGCCACTAGCGCATTGCGCCCCGCAGCTTGATAGCACGTCTCTGGACACGTTGGAAGGCGCTAGCTGACTATCGCTCTATCCGTCACCCGGCGCCAGTTTGTGCCGTCGCTGAAGGCAAGGACGGCGCCGCCGCTCTCGTCGCTGACGCCTATCGTCTGAAATGCCGGCGAAGCACTTGGGAGCGTTGCCACGGTGTAAGAGGGCAACGTCGGGGGGGCAGTGAACGTCGGCGCACTGGCCCTGACGACTGCCCCCGCGCCAGTGCTGCCAGTCCAAGACGGAAAGGTACCATTGCTTGTCAGCACCGAGCCGGAACCGCCAATGCCAAGCCGCGCCAATGTCGAGGTGTTGACGGCATAGATCATGTCGCCGGCAAGATACGATGTGAGCCCTGTGCCGCCGTTGGCTTCGGTCACCGTGCCGAGCGATATAGCGCCAGACGCCACATCATACAGCAGCGGCGATGCGACAGAGATCGAGCCTCGCGCACGCGCCTGAGTGAAGAAAAGGTTCATTGAACCTTCGGTGACGTTATCGGAGTCCAGTAAGAACTCCTCGATGTCGGTAACTCTGCCGTACTGGTCCACATTAACACGGATCAGCGTTGACGCATCGCCGTACGCACCTGCCTCTACCCCGGAAGGCATAAGATAGATTGTTGCGCTAGCCTCGGTAAAAACGACCTCTATCGGCGGGTCTGCACCCAACACGCTCTCACTGTTCAGTGTGTCGGATAGGGCTGTCGTGATGTACGGCGCACTTTGAATACGGTCTAGCAAGTCCCCGCCAACAGCACGCTGCAACTGGGCAAAGAAGCGATACCATGCGGGGTCCATCCTGCCGCCAGGGCCGATTATAGGCGTGTTCGGCGGATTGATTGCAAACATCAGCGCACGTCCGCGAAATAGCCCATGGCGAATTTACGCACGGGGTCAGTGATAGTCAGCTCGATGGAGCGCTGACGAAACTGGCCAAGCGAACGCCACACAGAACGATTGCGATACTCACCAATCTTGCCGAGCGAGCGCCAGATTTCATTAGACCAAGTGCGCCCGCCATCGTCGCTATAGCGCATCATGATTTGCGGGTTTGAACCAGCCCCACTGTTAAGCCCAACACCGCTCTCAAAGTAGGCCTCAAAAGCATACATCGTCACACGCGCGCGCGAGGCTTCCAATGTAGGCAGGCCGACCACGACGCGGATGGCCTCACCATCCTCTGTCAGAGAATCCAGATTGGGCGTGTAAAGGCGACCATCCGCGCTGTCAGCAAGGACCGTCACACCCCAGATCACCTCAGCGCAGCCAACGCGATAGCTCTGGCGCTGGTAGGACTGGCGCTCGTGCCACGTTCCGGTAGCTAGATCATAGCAGAACGTCCCGCCGTCTATGGTCAGGCAATAAAACTTGTGCCCCTCCTGTGTATACGTGAACGCGCGCGCGAAGGTGGCCGAAGCTAATTGGTACTCGATTGCGTGGGTGCTGATGCGAACCGGCGTATACCCGTCGAGCCGGTAAACGATGCGATCATCGCCCATGAACTGGATGCTGTTGTCCAGCTTAACGGCGCTGTCTCGGTCAAAGCACCCGCGCTCAATGAAGGCATTACCCTGCCGCTCAAAGGCGTTATCGGCACCACCAGAGTTGTAGAAGATCTCAATCGAGTTCTTTTTGAGAACGTAGAGCTCGCGGTGGCTCGCTACCAAGCCGATGATTGCTCCGGGCAACCCCTCAGCTGAAACGACATCAAGAGCATCGTACGAGGTGCCTTGGTTGATGCCTGAGTAGGCGATCTGGCTCAGGCCGGTCAAAGACCACAAAAAATAGCCATCAATATAAGCCACGTCGGTTGCGTTCCCGAGCCCCATAGGGGACGTGAGCGCGCCATCGCTTAGAACATAGGGCAACCCACCAGTCGCTATAGCAAGCTGGCGCCCGTTGTCCGCCATTCGAACAGGGCCATCGCCCGAAATGTATCCGAGCATCCTTTGCGCACCGGCCTGCGTAACCGCGTATAGCTGATCGCGCGACACCACATAGAGCGTGTCACCCATGCGACGCAGGCCGCGCACAGGGCCAGATCCGACCGAGGCGAGGCGGTCAAGGCCTGGCGTCGCCATGACCGCGAAATCAGCAAACTTGTCGCCATCGGCCTTTTCGGCAAAAGCGTTCAGCAGCTTGGCACCTGACCAAGGCTTCGAACGGCCTTCGCTAAACTGAAGGGCTGGCTTTATCTGCCGAAGTGCCAATGATCCCCCCTGTCGTCGGGTTGCAGGAACATGGATGCAGGCTCGTTGTCCCACGCCTTGAGGCGCGCGAACAGCGTATCGGCCATTTCATCGACTTTGGCGTCAAGGCCGGGATCGTTCACCGGGTACTTGAGCTTGAGCCTCTTCGCCAAGTTCATGATGAACGTCTCTTGCCACTCGGCAGGCATGTCGATCGTGTCGTTACTGTCCTCCATGAGGAACATAGGGCGCAACACATCAGCTATGATCGATATGGACCCAGCGACAGAAACGGACGGCGTTGGCCACAGGTAAAGCGTCCCGATATCACGCTGTGGTTCGTAGTAGAAGTTGACCGGCGTAGATGGGGAAGTCGTCTTGCTCGGCATGTCGAGATATTCTTGCCGCGACCATTCGGTCATGGGCGTCTCGTAGCCGCCCACCGATTGCTTCCTGCGCGCGGACATGACGCGCATGGGCTTGGGCGTGATCGGGTAAGCGGACTGGCCGGCAGTGACCGACAAGACGATCTGATCGCGGCGCCACAGGTCATCCATGGCGTTCCAGGAAAGCGTCATGAGTTGGGCGCTGTTCTTGCCGCGCCGGTACATATCCGCGCTGATCGCCTCGCCCTCTGAGCCGACGCCGATCGTGTCGAATGCCTCGCGGATGATCTCGTTGAGACTGAACGAGGCCGTGTAAACCTGTGGCGCTGCAACCGGTGGTAGGGCGATCGTCATAGATCCTCCGGCCTGATGATGCCTTCGATGAAATTGTCGGGCGCTTCAGGCCGCGAGAAGGGCAACGCTTGCTTGTCAGGCACACCTTTCACGAAGTCCTGCGGGTTACGGCGGTCGACGAAGCGACGATCAACCATGGCACCGTCCCACTGCCGTACCAGCGCGGACAGCTTCACCTTGAAGCCACTGGCATCGCAGATCGCGTTGGGGCCGGGCGTGGTGGACGGAGTGCCGGTCATGACGGTGCCCTGCTCATGATGTTCACCCAGACGGTGTCAGCCGGGTTGGTGAAAACGTTCAGGACCGCTCCAAGAACGGAAGCAGTGAGCGTGCGCGGTGTCTTGGAGAGGATGACTGTCGCCTGCGTGGCGGTGGTTGCATCCTGCTTTATGGTGGCATCGTAGCGAAACGCCGCGCCTCGCGTGTTCTCTGCCGTGACTTGAACTATTGGCACAACGCCAGCGCCGTAAGCCTTCGGGAAGGTGTAGATTGCCTCGCCATTGGCATCGAACGTCAGCTGCATGCGACGAGCTTGCAAGCGGCTCTCGTGCGTGTGGTTCTCGCGTGCATACCTGGGCACGTCACCAACAGCACTGTCCACCTGGACTGGAGGCGGGGCCGCTGTCGCCGGCTGTGGTATTGCAAGCCCGCCCATTGACGCATTGATCAAGGCTTGCACCTGAGTGGTCGACAATCCTCCGCCGCCTACTTCGGCCATTCCTGCCTCCTTGCGCAACAGATGGAATGATAAAGCCTCATCCGAACACCGATTGCCGCAACGCCTGCTCAATCTTCGGCACAGAAGCAGTCTGCTCAAGAACAAAGCGGAACTCATGAGGCCCGCGAGCAATGACCTCTTCGCTAAGGCGCTGGATCTCTCGCATCGCCCTGATGTCGGGGGCCAAGTGCGGATCGCCGTCCCAGATCTTGACCAGCGCCATCACGATGTGCCGCACGTCCGACACGGCTTGGATGTGCGGGCGGGTCATGACTTGCGCCTATGACCACTGAGCAGCCACATCGCGTCGATGGCAAGCGAGCAAGGCACGCAGATAGCCACCAGAACCGTCGCAGCCGCTATGCCGATGATAGAGGGGCCCTTCATGCTGCGTAACTCCCAATGGTGCCAGCGCTTCCAGGCGCGACGGTGATGCCGGCGAAGTTGTCATTGGCGTAGCGGATCGCCGACCCTGCGTAGGCGTAGAAGCCACCCTGTAGGCTGTTCTGTATGCCGCCGCTGCCAAGGCCCCAGATCCATATTTCTGAGGCCTGCCCATCCGCGCTTCCTGCCACGATCGTGACCGATGTGGCGTCCGTCGCGAGCGATGCTTCGACAGTTGGACGGACGTAGAAGGTCTTGCTGGTGTTGATATTCTGGATGACGCGGTTCTGACTGCCCTTGTAGGTGCAGCCAACCGAGATACCCTTGCCCAGTTCGTGATAAGTATCGGCGTTGTTTGCGGTCCCGCCTGCCTGATAGCCGGAGCGGATGATGTAGCAGCGATCCTCCAACACCCTGGGATCGCCCGCACTATTCCCGTGATAGTTCAGGCCATCGAGAATTGCGCCACCAGCCCTGCACTGGATAAGCCGGACGTCGATGGGACCGACGATCGCCAGCGAGCCGGTGGTGGTACTGTCGCTGCCGTAAAGACCGCAATCCTTGGTGTAGAACCCGGCGGTCTTGCCTACCGTAGCCTGCTGCATGGTCGTGCCACCGATCATGTCGATGCCGTCGCCAATCCAGGTCACAGCATTATCGGTGCGGATGTGGCTGTAGACTCGACCGTTCGTCGTCACGATCATGGTCTGATCGCCAATCAGGCTGCGACCATCGATAGGGTTGACGTACATGCGCGATGTGGCGCTGTCGTAGAAGCACGTCCCCGGCGTTGCGAGACAAGTGGCGAGGTCTGGCGCGTAGTTCGGGCGGGTGTAAGCCCCGCCGCTATCCTTGTTGAGCGTGTCCCACACGCCGGACGTGCCGGCTGTGCTGTGCGGCGTGTAGCAAGTCGTTCCGCTGTAGAACGTCCACACTGCTGCTGCGTTGGTGTTGCGCTTGACGAGGAGGGCGCGGCCTGTGCCTTGGCCGACCCACAGCTCCATGACCACGCCAGCGCAGGTGAAATTGTTCCCGTCCGGCGAGATGTTGCCGTAGTAGATGCCCGGTGCCAGGAACGCCTTGATATTGCCGCCGTGCGCATTGGCGAGCGTGACCAAGCGACGGGGCGTGATCGGCGCGGCAGGATCGTTGCTGGCGGGCGATGCTACCGCCGAGCCAGAGGGCGAGCAGTAATAGACATAGTCGGCCACCGGCTTGACCGCCGCCATATCGAAGTTGGTATAGCTCTGGCCGTTCAGATCGTAGATCGTGAATTCGGGAGTCCAGCCAAGGCCTGCCGGAACGGGTACGACGATAGGCGCAGTGCCGCCACTCCATGTCGGCAACAGCCGTCCGCTTGCAGTACGCAGGGGCTTGCCGATCAGCACGTCAGTATTCCGTCGCCGTGAACTTCTGGCCAGTCGTGGCGCCGATGATGCTGATGGCGCGGTTGGTGGATACGCTGAATGGCGAGCCTGCAGGGATCTTGTACGATCCCACCGTATCCACCGATGCAGCGCCGCCGATCTCATTTAGCCAAAGATCGCCTGCGGAGATGTTCTGTCCGACAAGGCCTTTGCGCGCCAAATTCGCCGCTGCAAGCTGCTGAGCGGTACCACCCGTCGTGATGGTGCCGCTGCGATCGGTGCCAGCGGAAAGTGCCGCAGCCTGCGTAGTTGTAGGGTTGGCGGTGGTGCCCTGAGGGTTCCCGCTTACATCGGTTGGGCTGGTGACGAGCAAGGCAGAGCGCGTTGCACCGCCAGAGGTAACCCTGACTTGATCTGACATGCTCGTCGCCCCTTAGTCTTCGTCGTCGTCCAAGCCATCGGGCAGGGTCCAACCATTGGCCTTTGCCGCCTTCACCAGCGCCGCGATCTTATCGCCCTGCGTAAGCGTTTTCTTGGATGCCTTGCTGGCTTTCGCATCGTCCGCCTTGGAAACTTCCGGTGCCGCATCGGCCTTATTTGCCGTACTCATCAGCGCGTACTCCCTTGCTTGCCGTCGTCGTCGAAGATGTAGTTGATCAACACCGTTACCGTGCCGCCAGTGGCAGCCGAAGCGCCGACCTTGCCGTATATCGGCGTGTCGACAGTGAGCGGGATGCCGGTCAGCACGCCTGTGGTTGAGGTCAGAGTGATGACGTTGGCGGGCACCTCGTTAGCGATGCCCTGGTTGCTGGCGAGAGTGCCGATGTCCACGGTAGGGCTTGCGCCGCCCGTTGCGCCGCCAAGCGATTGGACGCCGAGCGGGATCGAGCCTGCGGGGAGGGTGCCCAGAAGGATCTGAGCTGCGGAGGTCGGGTTGAAGCTCGCCTTGAACTTCAGCAGGGGGACGCCTGCTACCGCCTGGCGAGAGGTGCCGGCAACGCGTACCGAATTGCGAAAAGTCGTCTTTGCCATGTGTCTAGTTCCCTAGTCGGGCTATGCCCGTCACAAAGAGGGGCGGCAGGCTAACCCACCGCCCCGTTGGTATTAGGCGCCAGGCGTACCGAAAGCGCCGCGCCAGTCCGTCCATCCGGTCGAGTACCGCTCGTAGAACTTGTACTTGAGGTTGTCGGTGTCGAAGTCGCCGTCCTGCGCGAACCAGATGTCTTCGCGCTGGAACAGTTTCACACCTTCCGGTGCGTCCGTGCGGATGAACCAGGCGTCAGGATCGGTCAGGTAATGGTTGACCGCCACGCCGTCCGGGAAGGCGCCGAGCGACTTGAGCGCATTGATGGCGTTGTTCGCCGTGTCGCTCTGGCCCGACGACTTGAGGATGCGCGTTGCCTCGAACTGAAGATCCACAGGGATGATCAGCTTGCGAGGCGTGATCGAGATCTTCATGCCCTTGGCGTTGGTCGCCTTGCCAATCTGAATGATCGCATCTTCCAGACTGGCTTCCGAAAGATCCGCGTCCACTGCCAGACGGTTCGACTGCTGACCCGACATGGTTGGGTGATCGGTCGCGAACAGCGGCTTGCCGTCTCCACCCACATACGCGGAGTTGAAGCCCCGGTTGTAGATGTTGGCGACCACGTTTTCCTTGGTCTGGCGCGCCGAGAAGGCGAGCGAGCCCGTACGCTGCATGCCGATCTTCTCGTACAGGTTATCCTTCAGCGCTTCGTGCGTGATGATGAACCCGAGCGAGTACGCAAGGTGCGTGTACCGCGTGGTGATGCCCTGGCCGGCGCTGTCGTAGCGCGTGGATTCGCCCTGCGGCTTCACAGGAGCGAGGCCGAAGCCGGTCATCTCCTGATCTTCTTCGTACGCCATCGAAGAACTTTCGACGGTGACGAGTTCCTTCCACTCGGCAGGATGTTCGTTGTAGGACGTGCCCCAGCGAGCGTTCAGGCCGGGCCACAGCAGCTTGGCGATATTGCCGGTTGAAATGACAGTCATGGCTTAGACCCCCGCGACCTGATTGGAGAACTGGTGGCGGTTGATCCGCACGAAGAAGGTGGAGCTGTCCGAGCCAGTGCCCGGTGCAGTGCCCACTTCGTTATCGGGCCGCGACGACATGCCGGTGATCTTGAGATCCAGCGTGTTCGTGGTTGCTTCGGTGGCGTTGTCGAGCGCCATGCCCGACCAGCCATAGGCGGTGTTGACCGCGCCCACGGTAATGTTGGCGTTGAGGCCAATATCGTTCGCGGTGAGGGGCGTGCCGCCGGCAACCTGGCGGATTTCGAACTCGGCATTGTGGTCGATGTTGACCAATAGCAGACGAGAAGTCGAAGCCGCGCGATAGGGAAGGCTGTCCCGGCTGTCCGGGAGGGCCGCGACCACCACACCGGCGAAGATGCCGCCAGTGGCGCCCTGCACGACATCGTTGTACACGACGCCGTTGATGATGGAGGAAGTGCCCGCCAGCGACACGAGGTCGCCAACGCCGATCGCGGTGGCGTTGCCCGCCGGTGTCGAGAATTGCATGATGCCAGCGTTGTAAACGCCGCTATCGATCTTCTTGCGGGGGATCAGCCCGAACGGAGTGGTAGGATTGGCCATGACGGCACCCTTTGCGCTAGCGCGTAGCAGGTGCCGTCAAATGGACCGACTAATCGCGCTGGATAGACCCTTGGCCATATGTATCGTGAGATGACATCTGACCGGTTGAGTCACGACCGGCTGCGATCGAATCGTCTACTAGCCGGTTGCGCGCTTCCTTCTCGGCAATCCCCTCGGCAAAAAGCTCGTCAGGGGTTTCCATGAGGTAAGCTCGAAGGGGCTCTCCGTTGGCCTTGGTGCCTACTAGGCGGGAGATGCCGCTGCCAACGTCGGATGTCTGAACGTCGGGATCGTGAACGGGATCATAGCCGAGTTCGTGAGCATCCGCAAGCCGGTTGCCATCATCGTTAAACCAACGACGCTTGAAACCAGGGCGCTGAGGCGCGTCAAGCTTCAGAGCGTGCCCGCCGACCGATGCGCGACGACGGCGCCTAACTGGCCCATCGGCAGTCTGCACCTCGACTTCAACGGGTTCGCGCGTCTGCTGGACAGGCGGTGGCGGGTTGTGGTCAACGCCAGTCTGGCGCAGTGGGACAGCCTGATGACGCTGGCGCTGTGGGCCGGGCGAGTTGTGATTGTTGCTCATGTCCGCTCCTTACCAAGCATAGCTTTTTACGTAGTCCTCTTTGGACTTGATCAAACCCTGCTTAACCCATTTGTCACAGGCGGCGCGAGCTTCGGGCGGGAGATCGTTGTATGTCTTGCCGCCCCGCGTGCCTTGGCGATTGCCGCCCCCGTCGACACGGCTGCGGGCGGGGGCCTTGGGCGCCTCCTCCGCGAAATCGTCGGCAAACTTGGCGCGCACCTTCTCGGTAACGGCGTCGAGATCGGCGCGGTCAAGAAAGCCGCCCTTCTGCGTGGCTAGCCGCTGGGCCTGAGCATCGGCATAAGCCGCCATGTCCGCATTGGTGCGGTACCACTTATTGGCGATCGACCAGTCCGCGAAGTCTTCCGCGCGCTGGGCTTCGTCTACTTCAGGTTCCGCGACCTTGGCGCCCGGCTTTTCGAGGTCATCCAACTTCTTCGACGCGGCACGGTGAGCATCAACGTCGCCAGCTTCAACCGCCGCCTCTTGTTCAGAGCGGATGTCGGCAAGGGCACGCTCGTAGGCGCGCTGCTCAGCCTTCGAGAAGAACTCTGCGGCTTGCTTGGCGGACTTCTCAGCCACTTCCAAGCGGCGAAGCAGCGTCTTGTTCTGCGCGCGCAGGATCGGCATCATTTCCTGGCCACGCTTGTAGAACGTCTCGGCGTCTACATGTCGAGATGGGTCGCCCTTGAAGTCGTCGAGCGGCGTCCATCCCATTTTGCGGGCTTCACCCTCGAAATCGATCGCGCCATCAGGGATGTGCTCGCCCTCGATGTGGGTGCCTTGCTCTGCAACGTCGGACATCACACACTCTCCTCAAGCCGGGCGATCACATCTTCGTCATTCAGCAGGCGATACTTCTCACCGTCTGCACCTTCGATCTCGACGCCACCGTACTTCGCAATCATGACCCGCGCGCCAGTAGCCGGCGCAGCGAACGCCACGCCGAAGTTGCGTGCGTCGTGGATCGCCTCGGACCAAGCCGTCTCACCAATCGCGACAACGGTAGCCTTGGTCATCGCCATGTCCTTGCGGGCGGCGTTTTCTTCAAGGATGATGATCCCACCCGGCGTGACACGCTCGGTGCTGTCGGGCTTGACCAGCACCCGCTTGTCCATGGGGACGATACCACTGTTATTGTTCATGCTTCACCTCGACATCATAGAATTGCGCGATCGTCTCAGACGACAGGTGCAGGACTTCCCCCAGGAACACCGCCTCCGACTGGTCCGCCTTCACCCCCCGGCTCCATGCCTCCATCAAGACCGTCTGCCGGTCCTTCAGGTACTGCAGGAATTCCCGCGTCAGGCTGTGGCTCTTCCACGCCTCCAGGGCTTCCGGATTGGTCAACTGGTTCACCGGTATCCTCCATGTCTGCCGCATCGGTGGCGAGACGCACGGCAGCGCCGACCAGAGCCGCCGTGTCGTTGATCAGGTTCATGCCGTGAGCCGTCGCGGCGGCGTTCAGGATGTCGTTGGCGGCAACCGCATTGTTGCGGCGGATCTCGCTCTTCGTCTTATCGCGCGTGTTTTCCATCTCGGCAGCTTGCGCGAGGATGGCAGGATCGGGCGCAGCCTGCGGAACTGTCATCAACGCATCCACGTTGGGCTGGCCAGTGCCTTCGAAGTAGCGCTTGCGGATTTCCTGTTGGTTGACCATCGGATCGCCGTTAAAAGCCAGCAGCGACTGCGCCTTGAGCGCCCGTTGAGCGTCATTGACCATTGTCGGGTCAGACACCGGCATGACGTCGATGTCTTGGTCCTGGTAGTCCGCGCGCCCGACTTGGCCTGGCTGATCGGTCAGCGCGTAGTATGCGTTCTCATCCAAGAAATCGCGGTTCAAGCCGAACAAAATGCGCAGCTCCTGCCCGAACGAACGATGGATGCGCTTGAAGATCGCAGTCATGACCTTCGTCGCCTGCTCGATCTGGGCGAGTACGGTGGTGGCCGGCGTGGTCGCTCCCTGCGATGCGCCGGTCAGGATGTCTTGGACGGCAGTGATTTCCTTTGCCGCACCCACAAGCATCTCAAGCAGGTTGAACAGCACCGACGAAGGGCCGGGAAGGGCGAGCGGCACGATGTTCTCGCGTAAAGTGCCACCCGTCACGTCAAGACGCTTCCACTCTCCCAGGCGGAACTTCAAATCGCCCGAACGCATGTTGACACCAGAGCCGATGAAGCCGCCTTGGGAATTCTGAAGCGCACCGGCATCAAGCAAGTGGTTCAGGGACTTGTCGATCGCTGCAGTGATGTCATCTAGCAGTGCGCCGAAGCCGATGTGATAGAACGATCCATCCGGCGCCGGGAAGAAGCCGTATTGCGTGAAATATTGCTTAGGATCGATCCGCACGACCTCGCTGGCGGCGCTGATAGTTACGGCGTCCTCGTCATAGCAAGGCTCGATGCGGACGACAGCACCGCTATCCCGCGCCAAGGTAACGATGTAGGGTTCGGGATAGTCGTCCTCGTCCAGGTCGATGCGGCAAAACTGCTCTAGGAATTCGATTGGAGCAGTTTCGCTATCGTCTTGGCTGTCGGTGGTCACCGGCACCGGAACACGCCGCCAGATGCCTGAGCGGAAGCGCTCCTCGATCTCGTGCGGATAGAACCGCATGATCTCGGTGTAGCGGGGCGCCGCTTCGATGGATTCCGCCCAATAGTTGATCACGAAGTCGAGCGCAGTGACCGTCTTGCTGTAGTTGCGTCCCTGCACCACGTCGCGGAACGACTTGCGGAACACGCTGCCGACAATGGGCAGCTGCAATAGCAGGCGATCAGTCGCCTCCTCCCAGCCTGGCATGTCGTAAAGCAGCTGCCAGGTCATGTGCTCGCCAACGCGGTCAGCGCGGTCACGCTTTTTGCCGTCAGGGTCATTACCCAGCACACGGCCCTTCACGAGGTTGGAGCCGTCCACGATGGCGGGATAAGCGCGCGCCTGGAACTGGATCGCGGCAGTGGTCAGGAGCGGGAACTTGACGTTACTGGCGTTCGGCCACGGCATCGTACGCGGCTCGCGAACCTGCATGGCGATGTCGAGATAGCGCTTGTAGCGATCCTCCCAACAGTCGCCCTGCTGCCCTTGGCTGCGGCTCTGGAGATCTGCACGGAAGCCATCGAGACAACGCGAACCGATGCGGTTTAGCTGATCGTCAGGCAGAAGATCGATCAGGCGCTCGGCCTCAAGGATGTCCATAACGGACAGCGGGCCTGCATCGACCGGCTCGTCATCCAAGACCTGTTCTATGGCGCCAAGCATCAGTAACCGAACCTCCCGGTGTCGCGGGACTGCATGGCTTCACGCTCATCCCAATCGTCGTTGTCGTTGAAGGCGGGGTTGATGATGGGGCGCGCGACGGCGATGAGGCCAAATGCATCGGCGCCATGGCTCGACCAGTCGTGCTTCGGCCCGAGGCCAATGCCGCGCTCCTCATCCTTCTTCTCGTGATACCAACCGATCGCGTCGATGCCGCCCGCGCACTTCTCGCTATCGAACCACATTTGCGGAAACAGTCGCCGCGCCGCCTCAACGCGCTGCATGGCCGCCCCAGCGCCCTGGTTTGGAATGACGGT